TTATGGTCGAACAAATGCGACTGTAAGACTGATGAGGCATTTTGATGACCGTCAAATCTTTGAACAAGATGACGAAGTAGGAAATGTTTTTAAACAATTGGTAGAATGTGTAGATTTATTATACGCATTCGTTACGGAGACACGTAATGGCGACAACAACTCCAGCGAGGAAGAAGAACGATAAGGTCTATTTCACAGAAGAAACTGAAAAGGCAATAATCGCATACAATAAATCTGAAGATTTAGATGTAAGAGAACAATTATTTAGAAGTAAAATACAAGGACCGCTTGATAAGCTAGCAGAGAATGTTATCAATCGGTTCAAATTTCCATATATGGAGGGTACCTTCGATGAAATCAAAGCGCAGGTAGTCTCCTTTCTGGTTATCAATCTTCATAAATTTACTGAAGATAAGGGTAAAGCGTTTTCATATTTTAGTGTTATTGCTAAAAATTATTTGATTTTACACAATAATAACTCCTATAAGGAAGAAAAACGAGTACTGTACTTCTCAGACCAAACGGAAGATTCATTTAGTTTGGAAGAAATGCTTGTCGTAGAGCCGGAAACACGGGATTCTACAGTAGACATGAAGGAATTCCTAAAACTGTTGGTAGAATACTGGGAATTCAATCTTGACCGCTTTTTTAAGAAGAAACGAGACAAGGAAATTGCAGCTGCGATAGTTAAACTCATCGAACGTATTGATAATATTGACAATTTCAACAAAAAGGCCCTCTATCTTATGGTAAGGGAAATGACCAATTATAAGACTGCTCATATCACGAAGGTTATTAACAAGATGCGACCCCAAATTTTGAAGATGTTGAGGGAATTTAGACGAAACGGACATATTTCAGACCCTACTACATATTTCTCATATAAAAAGTAAATCCTATCTATTTATAATATAGGATTTTAGGGGGTCTTTATGGATATCAATTCGGAACTGTATGATGGGAAGAGTTTAGCCGACATCTTCACCGAAATACACAAAAACACTGACAGTAAACGGGCACAAATCAACTCGTTTATTATGAAAATGGTCCAACTCATTCGCACTCCAGAAGATGCGGCTGTGATTGGACCAATTGTGCAGGGATTCTTGGAAGTGAACGTCAAAAATGACGAACACTTGGTTCGTGTCGCACAAATTGCACAACGAATCGTGTCAGTTGGGGTCAAATCCAACGCATCATTAGAGGGATTACTATCAGAATCAGAGAAGGAAGCATTACTTAAGGATATCACAACGGAAATCCAAGACCTTCAAGAAGATGTGAAGGACTTGGATGATGTTTTTGCGGAGAAGTAAGTGTCATCTTTTGGACCAACTGCATACAACATAGATATCAACCAACTGGGAGCTTCACAGTTCCCAAGATTTGCTGTATCACAACCAACCCCATATCAAGACGGATTAGTTGAGGATGTTATTCTAAACGAGTTACACCCACAATACGCAGCTGATGGAAGTAATGTAGGTATGGTGCAAGTACGATTCATTCCAGGTGACCGTGGTGTTCCAAAAGAAAAATTAAACTGGGTAGCTCCGATAGACTCCAGTATACGAGAATATCCGTTAAAAAACGAACTAGTATTGGTGTTTTATTCATTAGGTAGATTGTTTTATACCCGTAGAATTAATTCTACAAACAAAACCACGGAAAGTTCTTGGCCAGGATTAAGTGAACGATTCTCGCCACAAGTTCGATCAGACAATAGAAGTGATGCAGCTCAAATTGCTGCACAAGGTGGTACTCCATATCGTCCGTGGGGAATGAAACAACAATTTAGTTTGGGTGATGAATTTAGTGAAAATCCTGCAGTTCGTATGGTTCGTCCAAATGAAGGTGATTTAATCATACAAGGACGATTTGGGAATACTGTTCGGTTTGGTTCTAGTTTGTTCAGTAATCCAAATACCGCATCACCACAACCAAATCTAATATTTTCGGTTGGGCAAAGTCCAAATAAGGTTACATCTATTGATATTAATAACGATGGTACTAACGAAACTGTTGCTGGGGGTCCATACGGATTAACCTACGAAGATATCAATAAAGATAAAAGTAGTTTTTGGATGGTAGTGGATGAAAAAATAGTACTTGACCCCGCAACCAAATCTACTATAGCGCACCTACGGTCAACAGAATCATCCGACTCTACCAAATACACCGGAGCACAGATTTTTCTAAATTCTGATAGAGTCATTTTAAACAGTAAAGTAAATGAAATATCGTTGTTTGCGAAAAAAGAAATCAACCTAAGTGCAGTAGAGTCAATTACGATAGATTCAGCAAAATCAGTGTTTATTACGGCAGAACGAGATATTGAAATATCCACGCCCAGAGATTTGGTACTCTCAGGCCGTTCTGTTAGTATAAATGTGACAAATGATATAGCTCAGGGAACCTCAGGAAACTACATAATATCGGGTAAAAAGATATTTATAGGGGCGTCACCAAACGATACAACACAACCAATGGTGTTGGGCGGTGAGTTGGCAGCATGGTTACAGAATTTAATGGACGCATTTATTGTAGAAATACCTAAATCTATTGCTACACTAAATCCAGTCCCATTTGTCAAAGCTATAACTGAATTACGGATAAAACTCGGAGCACCGGGCATTCCACAAGCGGCTATATTCAATAGTACTAGTAACTTTACTTCTAAAACTAACGACTGATTATGGCAATACCTAGTAACTTATTACCAATAAATAATCCGTTTAGAGCAGAGGTAGAGGAACTTCCAACTATATCACCACCAACTACTGGAGTTTCGGGAGTACCAAGTAATTTACTACCAGTTAACACCAGTAATATTTCTGGTTCGTTCCAATCGTTGGCGGGAAATATACCAACAGCTAATATACCCGAAATACCACAGTTTTCAATACTAAACACGGTTATACCAGATAGATTATTTACTACGGGAAGTATTGACCAAGTTAGAGCACGAACCCTAAATGCAGCAAGTACATATACCGGTGGGTTACCGGCATTACCAACGCTTCCAACAGTAAATTCATTTATACCATCAAGACCTCGAATACCATCATACGGTCAAATTAAGAACTATATCAAAACTAAGATAGACAGAATTAAACAACGAAAACAACAAGCATCTGTAAAAGCATTAGATTCAGAACTTAAAAAACAAGAAAATCCGTTCAAGTATAGACAGTCGTTAAAAAACCAAGAAACAAAAAGCACGGTTCTTGGACGATTTAATAACCAGTAGAGGGTAATATTATGGATAAAGCATTATTCAGAGCGTATGTCAAGGAATTGGTCAAAGAACAAATTGAAGAATCGGTTGAAAAGGCCGTAAAAAAGATTCTTCCAGAAGTTCTTGGGGAAGCTATTGCAGAAATTAAGAGTAGTCAACCAAATAAGGTAAACGAAGCAGCTACTGCTAAACCAAAACTTTCTCGTAGTCAACTAGCTGCAATGATGGGACTAGAACGCCATGGTGATACCATTACGGCAACATCAAAGAATGTGGGTCCAGTAATGCAAGCTCCACAAGGTATGACTGAAGATAATCCTACGCTACAAGCTATCAATAGAGACTATTCTGCTCTAATGAAAGCAATGAAGTTGACCTGATTGGAGATATAAATGGCTCAGAAGTTTATTGGTATCACATTACCAGTTCGGTTAGGACAAACAGGAATGTTTGACCAATCAACAACGGTAATTCAACAAGTTCGTTCTAACTTTAAGAATTTGATTCTTACGAAGAAGGGAGAACGGGTTGGGCAACCAGATTTGGGGTGCGACTTGTGGAAAATATTATTTGAACCATTAACTGAAGAGACATTAGAAAATGCTCGATTAGCAGTAGCGGAAGCAGTAGACCGGTGGTTACCATTTATTGAATTAATAGATTTTCAAATTACTAAAACAGATGATGAAAATATTATCAGTATAAAATGTTTATACAGATTCAGAAATAACCCAAATGTAACCGACCAAATAACATTAGCAGCACAACAATTTGGTGCACCAACAGTTGGGTTTACAGAAGTTCCAGAAGATGCTGTACCTACACAAGCAGAAATTACAGCGCTTGAAAACGCTCGTCGTATTAGAAGACTTAATTAATTTGGAGTTTTAAATGGCAACAAATCAATCAGTAATTATACAACCAAGACCAAATGTCAAGCAAATTAATTATGTCTCAAAGACGTTCACGGACTTTAGACAAAACTTAATAGAATTTGCTAAAGCATATTACCCAAACGCATACTCAGATTTTAATGAAACTTCACCTGGTATGATGTTTATTGAAATGGCATCATATATTGGTGATGTCCTTTCATTTTATATTGATAATCAATTTAAAGAAAACTTGTTAGCATATGCTGAACAACAAGAAAATGTCATTTCTATCTCACAATTCCTCGGATACAAACCAAAATTAGTTTCACCGTCTACAGTGGTAGCAACATTATATCAATTAGCACCAGCAATACTTGATAATGGTGTTTATGTACCGGACCCACGATATTTGATTAAAGTAGCACGGGGAAGTACATTCACTACAAGCGGACAAACCTCAGTTCAATTCAGATTGGGTGAGGATGTATATTTCTCAGACATTACCGCAGAAAACTATATAATTAATACATTTACTGGTGGTGGTAATCCTGACACATTTATTGTTAGTAAACCGGCCCTATTGGTATCAGCTGAAGAAAGAACAACCACATTTTCTTTTGGAAGCGCACAAAAGTTTACCTCTGTACTAATGCCAGAGGAATCTATCATTGGTATTGAAAGTGTGGTTGATTCGAACGGTAATACTTGGTACGAAGTTGACTACTTAGCACAAGATGTGATTATGGATGACCTAGATGTTACTGATAATGGTGAAACAGGAATTTTACCATCATCTAAGTTACGACTTCGCAGAGTTCCTCGCAGATTTGTTACCAGACTGAACAGAGATTCACGAATGGAATTAGTCTTTGGTTCGGGAACCGATAACGAAGCCGAAGTAAATACGACATTAGACTCTAGACAAGTAGCAAATTCTCAGTATGGAAATACTATAGAAGATACATTAGGTAATGTAGCTATTAATAATGTAAACTTTCTTAATAGCAATGCTTACGGAATAGCTCCAGCGAACATAACACTAACAGTAACTTATTTGGTTGGCGGTGGGGTAAATGCCAATACTCCTTCCAATACAATTAATGTTGTAGCTGAAACAACCACATTAAATGACACAACGGATTATACACAAGCAGAACTTAGTACATTTAATGCAGCAGTGCAAAGTATCACTATTAACAACGACCTACCAGCTACTGGCGGTGGTGAAGGTGAATCTATAGACGAAATTCGTGAAAACGCATTGGCGTTCTTTAATGCACAAAATCGTGTAGTTACTGTAGAAGATTATGCAGTTCGTTCTTACGCACTACCTTCACGGTTTGGTCGTATAGCAAAAGCCTTTGCAGTAAGAGATGAACAGATTAACAGAATATTAGCAGCACAAAATGACAAAGTGTATGTAGATAATCCAGTGCGTCCAAATGTAATAAACTTGTACACATTAGGATATGATACTAATGGTAATTTAGATGAATTAAATACATTGGTTAAAGAAAATTTAGCACGATATCTTGAACAGTTTAGAATGTTAACCGATGATGTTAATATTCTCGATGCATTTATTATCAATATCGGCGTACAATTTGACATCTCTGTACTAAGAAATTACAATGTAAATGATGTTGTCGCACGAAGTATTGGGGCTGTACAAGATTTTTTTGATACAAGTAAATGGAACATCAATCAACCAATCATCTTAGCAGATTTGTCATACAATATTGGATTGGTAGAGGGGGTCCAGACAGTAAAGAGTGTTCGTATCTTCAACAGATATGAATACAGAGATGGTCTTGGATATCAAAATTATCGATATAATATTGACGAAGCCACAATCAATGGGGTTATCTATCCAAGTCTCGACCCAAGTATCTTTGAGTTGAAATATCCAACAACTGATATTATAGGAAACGCTACCCAATGAGAACCATATTAACCGCCAGTAAAGATACTACATTATACCAAGCGTTTGTAAACAACAACGCTGGATTAGATGAAATACTTGAAATAGGTAAGGTCATAGATATATCCGAACCTACTAGCTCGACTGCATATGCAACGGGTTCAGCGCGGTCGTTGCTATATTTTGAATTACCAACCACAGCAAGTGTACCAGCAACCGCTAGTTATTTCTTGAACTTAAAGTTAGCAAATGCAGATAATGTTAAGAGAAATCAACAAATTCTTATTTATAAAGTTTCTCGGTCGTGGGATGAAGGTAGTGGATTCTTTTATCAAGATATAGAAAATGTAGAAGACGGTGCATCGTGGGCAAGATGTACTTCTGCGGTGTCGTGGAGTAGTGCGGGTGGTGATTTCTTAACGGGGTCAACTAGCCAAAGTGTCGTTCTATCATCATACCCACTTCAAGATATTCGCGTAGATGTTACAAACATTCTACAACCATTCGTTAGTCAATCTATACAAAATACCTTTCATGGGTTGGGATTACGTTTTCCAATTGCCGATGAACAAGATTCTACAAATAAAGGAAATATTAAAATATTTTCAACACAAACGCACACTATACATCAACCAACATTAGAAGTTGTATGGGAAACACAAACAGTAGTCACGGGAAGTTTATTACCAATTTCAACACTAAATGTAAAAGTTGTTGCATCTAATTTACGAGAAACATATACAAAAGGTGATGTCGATAAGGTAACTTTGGTAGTTCGTGACCAATACCCATTAAAATCATTTGATTCTGTGCTACGATATAAGAACAAGTATTACTTACCAACATCATCATATTTTTCTGTGGTCGATGTACAAAGCAACACAACTGTTATACCATTTGATAACTATAGTAAAATAAACACCGACGCAACAGGATCGTATGTAATTCTCGATACAGCACCACTATACCCAGGCAGATTTTATACATTAAAATTAAAAGTTGTAAACGGCGATTATTCTAGAGTAATCGACACCGACACTCTATTTAAAGTTAAATAATTTATGGCAACAACATTTTTATCAAGTAGTGTTAGTCCAGATAGTGGAAGTATAGTCAATAAAGAACAGATTGATATCTCATTGTCTTTATTTGATGTGTCAGCATCTGGACAAAGTGCATCAATCCATACTAATTATTCGGCAACAGTGCAAACCGTGACGTTGCCCGAAGAAGGATTGATGGACCGTAGTGTATATTACACTCCAATTTACAAAGAAAAGTTGGACTATAATGTATGGTTAACCAGAATCAATAAAAATTTTGAAGAGTTAGACTAATGGCAGAACAGCAAAATTACCAAAGTAACCTACAAGAACTATCAGATGCGTATACTAGATATACGGTGTCTCGTATTATAGCAAATAAAAAAGATGATTTACTTGATATGGAGGTTCCGGCGGATTTTTCTGAAGCGTTACTCCAAAATAATGTTGAAATTAACTTATATAGTTTATCCGATAATTCTATAATATTTTCAGATGTTGTGCGAAATGTTAGTGGTTCAATCTTCACCGAAACATTACAATATAATGACAACAGTTTGCGTAAGTTATTATATATTGATTTTGCTAAAGTACCAGGATTAGATTTACCGTCTGGGCAATATTCAGTTACACTTAACTTTTTTGCAGATGAAATCGGTGCATACGACAATAGAATCTTAAAAGTCAATAGAATATCAACATCACGCACCGAAGTAGAATTAAAATTAACCGATACCACACAACAAAAAGTATTAGAACAATTTGCAACCCCATTAATACCGGCAGAATTTATAAAACCAATATTACGTCAAATCTTTAACCAAGAAGGGTCAGACGAATTAGTACTACCAACCAGCCCAATAAAAATTAATAGTGCATCACTCTATCAAAACTTTGCAAGTGGGTCTGGTGAAAAGCTTATTCAATATAATTTTGACGATGATGATGGAAGTCGTATTGGTATTAATACTATTATGCAAAACGTACTTGATGATGCGTATCCGATTGCATTACAAACTGTAGAAGATATGGTGTTGTTATCGGGTAGTACCAGTTTCACCGAAACAGAGTTGTCTGAATATGTTGTCAACGCAATTGATATCGCGTATGATGCTGCACTAAATGATGAAGCACAAAATCCACAAAATTATCGGTTTGACTTAATATGAGTACTTACAATATCCGTGAAAAATTTTCGTATGTATTAGCTACGAGTAGTATTGAATATATCAGAAACTATAATTTTAATACTTCCACGGTCACTGATATTCCTTTGGCTATGGCAAATAGTGATACGGAAGTGCCTATTACGGTCAACATAACCACCACAGTACCGTGGATACAAATTGTTAACCCCACAACTGGGGCTAATTTAAAATTCCCAAGTGGAAATGTTGTATTAGGGCCTACAAGTACTAGTGTAGTTTTGGTAAAAATTGATTTACCGCCTGAAATAGAAAATGTACCATCCTCGTCGATATATCCAGACATAAGTTTAGATATTAAGTCGGGTAGTTTTCCTATAATATCTCCTCCTGCGCCAACGGGTAGTCAAGCAAATAATAAAAATACTATAACGGTACCACAAAGTACTTATACAATAGACCCAGGCGAACGGGTTCAAGTCGATATTACTGTATATGATGTTGATGGTAATCCAGTTAAGAATGTACCAGATGTAGTTTGGAAGTCAAATAATACAAGTATTGTTCAAGTAGAAGAACCAGAGAATACTCAAATAGATTACAATCCATATACTCCACGAATTATACGAGGTATATCTTCTGGAGAAACAACGGTTACTATTACCGCAGGACCAGAAAGAGAAACTAGTATAACCTTTATTGTACGAGTGTAAATACCCAAAATGAAACATATAAAAGGGTCGTAAATAATTCCAAAGGATTTCAATTTGGGTTAGGTATACCTACAGAATTAAGTGACGATGAGCGTATTGAACTACAACAATTGGCATACGAAATATATTTTAGTGCCGATGATTTACGGGAAAAGAAACGAAAAATACAAATCATTTTTGACAGTTTCACCGACCCAAAGTTTTTCGGTGACGGTGCGGTTAAAATTGATAAAGTACAAAAATATATAAGTGACATAGAACTAGAAGTAGCAAGTGCTAGAGCTAATACTAATTTAACAAATACAGTAGCTACAGCAGGTGTAGTAGGGACTGGAGTTGCGGGAGCACTTGCACTTTCGGCCCCCGCGGGAGTTTTTGGGGTATCAACTGGTGCACTATTGGCAGGAACTACTGGTGCGTTGGGTATAGCAAGATTTCTTCTCCCATATGCAGGAGTTATATCTGGAATAGTGGCCGTAGCTAATATTCTAAAATCAAACGCACAGACAAATAGAGAAGATAATGCTGCGCCTTGGAAAATGACGCGCGCGGATTTCCCTAATATTACCGCACAAGCAATTCAAAACTCATCTACTCGTCGGTCAATTGAACGATTATATGATGACCGAGGAGGAATTAAAACATTTGATGTTAGTACCCAAGAAGCTATTGCACTACTTATTCGTGAAAGTTTGGCTGATGCACTCTTCTGTACATCAACCCCAAATGGTACGGGTATAACATCACCAGAACATCCTGGTCCTGGTGGAAATGGTAATGCAGAAAAGTGGGTAAATAAAGATGCATTAAAGCGTCACTTCCCATCACCTGACGTAGAACAAGCATTAATTAATATTCCACTTCGTATTAGTTTATCTACTGCGAATGTTCAATTATTTAATGCACTTTCACAAACCGCTCGTCAAGTAGTTCGTGAAAAAGTACTGACATTCTTTGATGAAAATAGAGAATATAAGACATTACTTAACTTCGGTAACGATAGACAATATGTTGCTGAGGCATGGCGTATCGCTCCAAAAGATACTGGGTCTGTACAATTAAAACTTACCAGACCTCTTGATACGGATATTGCTACAGACACCCCTTCCTTTATCAGTAGAGAAATTGCAGAAACAGTAGTTGATATTGTTAATTTCGCATTAGGACCGCTACGAGACACTACCCCATACTTACGCCCATATAATATAGACTCCAGAAATTATATAGATGGTAAGATGTTTGCAACCAACACGACTTTGACCAGTCTAGGTTTAGCAACAGGATCAGAAGGCGCAATAATTAATGGTACAACAATTTCATTTGACGATACGGTGTTCCGTCGTTGGTTTACCGGTGACTTCAAATCATCAGAACTTAATATTGAATTCACTGATTACAACAATTTTGTACATTTCGGGTCTGCCTATAAGAGACTTCAAGCATTCAACGAAAAGCTTATAAAGATTGATGAATTGACATCGGCAAGTATTTCGTCAAGTGTATCAAGTAGTACTATATCTCTAAAGTTTAAGGCAAGAGAAAAAGAAAATATTATCAGAAACTTTGACCCATACGAACAATTCTTGTATTACGCAACTGGGTCTACAGCTTATTCTGCTAGTGCGTTTTATGTAAACAACGAAGTAGAATATAATGCTACGGGATCGTGGCCAAAGCAAGTAGATGGAACACCATATAGTCCATATAGTACTATCGCTACAAACTGGTTGACGGCACAATCTGCTATCGCTCAACGATACGACGATAATAATCCAAATTATCTTACACTGAACTTACCACGATATATCCGAGAAGATACAGATTCCACTGATTTCTTAACTTTATTTGAAATGGTTGGTCACTTAGTAGATAATATCAAGGTATACATCGATCAATTTCCAAATATTTATTCAACGAATATCAATCCATTAGAAGAATTGTCGATGGACCAAGTATATGAAGTTGCACAATCATTTGGGTTGAAGCTACCTAATGTGTACGCACTTGAAAATCTACAAACATTCAATGCACAGTTTGCTGGTGAAAGTGGGTCACGGTCCTATGTGGCAGAAACCTGGAAGCGATTCCTTCACAGTATGGTGTACTTTAACAAAACAAAGGGGTCACGCACCTCATTTGATGCGTTGCTAAACACATATGGTATTAACTCGCCAGTTCTACAAATTAAAGAAACTACAAGTCCATCGGCTGGAAATTATATCCGCTCTGACGAATTAACATATGGATTGACATTTACTGGGTCTGTTGATAATTTTATTAGAGTACCGTTTGTATCATCATCACTAACGGCCTCAAGTGTTCAATTATCATTTAATCCAACACTTCGTCGTAGTTCTTCATTAGTTACTGCAACAAATTGGGCAATTGATTTAGTACCACATCCATCTGCGTCTAAGTTAGACTATGGAAGAATTCACGTAGTCAGTGGGTCTGGTCGCACCATTATAGCAACCAGTAGTTACTTTCCACTCTTTAGTGATGACTATACCAACTTGATGTTACGCAGTCAATCAAGTGATATTTCAATTATTCAAACTGATGGTGACCAAATTCTGTTCCAAGAATCTGTTACCGCAAGTTTAGGATTACTATGGAACAGTACTACTTTCATTCATGTTGGTGGCTCGGGGTCAACCCAACTTGATAATCAGTTTGATGGCGTTGTAGATGAAGTGCGTGTGTGGGGAGAAAACATCTCAAATGATGATTTTGTATCACAAGCATACGATCCAGGTTCATATTACGGAGCAAACTATACCTCGTCATACACAAGTCTGTATATCCACCTCCCGTTTAGTCAACCACTGTCATCAATTACTTCGTCGGTAACAAATGAGAGTCCTTATCAAAACGTATCTATTGTAGCAACATTACCTGCTAACGGATTCACTACGGCATCATTTACGAGAGTACTAAGAAGTATTAAGCAATTTACACCAATTGTAGGGTCTACTATTTACACAAATAAGAAGGTAGTGGTCGCAGACCCACCAGTATTCAACCAGCAATTTGTTGATGAAAATGATACAAAGATATTAAGTAGATTAACAAGTATTAAGCAAATAGAAGAAAAACAATATAATAGTGGTCAAAATGTAGTATCGTTTGCGGTATCTCCAACGGACTTTATTAATCAAAACATTATTCGGTCAATGGGTGTGGTTGATGTTAATAATATCATTGGTAGTCCACGCTATATTACGGGATCTGGCTATTCAAACTTAGAATCCATAAGAAAGGATTATATTGAATATTTCAATCAAACAGTAAAGCCAAATGATTTTATCCGTTTCTTTAAGGACTTAACACAAGGTCCAAGTGAAATGGCAGATGAGATGAGCCCGGCCCGTGCTAAGTTATTGGACGGTATAGTAATAGAATCGCCTGTATTATCTCGCAATAAAGACACATTGGTGCGCTCTATCACGGTTAATGGTACGGCAACTAAAAAGTTTGAAGCATATGCTTCTGGGTCTGGTTCATCGTGGGATAGTATAACTACCGTAGGGGCATACTCTTTCTTAGATTCCGATGAATATATAAAACCACTTCCTGTACCGTTTGCGGATACATTGCCTATTACCGCAATTCTTCCAATGTCAAGTAGTATTGATATTAAGGAAAGTACTAAATCGACCAAATTACCTCCATTTCAGCGTGTAGTACAAAAAGTTGGTAATGATTATGTAACATCATCATTTTTAGACCAAAATAGTTCATTTGCTACACTGGAAGCATTACCAATAGATACAGAAACATCTGTAGGTACAACTGGTTCTGGATATCCTAGAAATCCGTTTGTCGGTATTCCAGCATCGGGAAGTCTTCCAAGAAGGTTCCCAAGTGAAGAAGGAACATTAATTCCGTTCTACGATATACCACCTCGTTCAGACTTTAAAGATGTGGGATCATTTAGTTATTTCCATAAACAAAATGGTGTATATTCGTATGATATTTACACCTTGTATAAAAAACCGTATATAGTTAAATTTGATGATGGGACACTAGGTCAAATCAACTTAGACTCACCAACAGAGCGTGAACTCTCTCCGTTAACATTAGTAGAAACGGGGTCGTTACCAGAAGAATATGGAAGAAATGCAACATTCATATCTACCGCTAGTTATGCCGGTGGAGAACAAGTTGTTGGAAGTATACTTATTGCTAATTTATTTACACTATATGGATTAAATGGGCCTACGGGATTACGCTTACGCTTATATAATGACCAAACCAAACAATCTCTTGATTCCACAAGAGATTTCTATACATTACCTACAGGAAGTCACGGCGTATTATTTGATGGATTATTAGCTGGGTCAGCCGATGTGTTTCCATATGTTATGGCCCAAACTACTAATTCAATAATTTACTATACAATAGATAATTTAACAGCAAGTCCAATAAGTTCTTCGATAATATTCAATTATTTCGCATACGACCCCGATAATTTATATCCACGCGGATACTTACCAAGACATTATAAATTTAGTAGAGATAATGGAACTTCTATTAAGAGAAGAAACTATTTGGGTTGTAGAAGTGTGAATAAAACATTTGACGGACAATCACCATTTACAGTGTCTATTTCGACAGAAAATACAGTTGTAGTAAATACCTTTGCAACTCAAGCGGCCGCTGGCACGGGAACAGTTAAAATTCCTACCGAAAATCCTGGAATTAGATTTGGGGGTAGAGGTCGGTTAGGCGTCGAATAATGGATTTAAATTAAAATACTTTATACTTATATTAGTTGTACTTCACTCAGGAGAATTTAGACTATGGGATACCTAGACAAATCCACAATTACCGTGGACGCTATTTTAACCAATCGTGGTCGGGAGCTTTTGTCGCAAGGCACCGGCACGGGTAATTTTCAAATTACCAAGTTCGCAGTTTCAGATGACGAAGTAGATTACGGTCTTTATAATACCGCTCATCCACTTGGGTCAAACTATTATGGGTCTATTATTGAAAATATGCCTGTATTAGAAGCAACTCCTGATGAAACTCAAATCATGCGCTACAAGTTGGTCAGTATTACTGGTGAAGACTTAACCCGTTTTGGTAGTATTGTTATCCCACAAATTCAAATCCAAGGTACAGCAATTCCTTCAAACGGAATCGTAAGTCTTTATTTTAGTCCAACCTCTGGACAAACTACTATTACTATACGACCAACCACAACATTCACATCTACGGTATCAGAAACGGAAAGTAGTTACACATTACTTTTAGCAGACAGTACATTAGCGACAGTAGAAGTAAAAACTCCTGCAACAGGTGTAATACAAGCAAATAACCGTGGTTCCATATCAGCAAATGGATTAGAATTTACTATAACCGCTCTCAATAAGACCGGTTCAACCTCAGTAACTATCTTTGGTGGAACCTCTGGGGCTGTGTATAACTTTACGCTGTCCACCAACGCTTCCGCATAATCAACCCCTAGGAATATCTTATGGCATATAATATCTTTACACAACTTAGTCAAAATGATGATATTACATCACTCGGTGGTACCGAAGTTACCACGGGGATGTGGTCGGGAGACACAGGAAGTCTTTCTACATTCTTCACCTCTAGTACACAAGTAGCAACCTCTGGTGAATTCTACTACGACGTATTTAATCTAAACCCGAATGCAGGCGGTAGTGACTCCGCAGAAGCACAATTTGCAGTTGCATATGGACATGTAAGTGGAAGTGGTTCTCCACCACTCAGTACATTAGATACATCCACGTTACCAACACAAGTAATTTATGCACAGTATCGTAATATTTTGTTGAATAAAGATACCGAATTATTCACATTCGACCAAACAACATCAAACGATATTTATGTCATCAATATACAACGCTCAAGACTTCGCCAAGCAATTGACCCTGGCAACTGGCAATTAAACCTTTCTGGTTCAACTGGCAAAAGTACTTTTATTGATGATAGTGGACTTAGTACCGCAGTACAAGGTAATCTAGTTGCAAACAATGTATACAATATTCGATCTGGTACTATTGATGATGGATTTGCAACGGGTAACTCTACAGTATACGGACTCGCGTTCCCAGATTACGGAGTAATTATTCTCCATCCACCGGCAATTAGATCGGCAGTAGGATTTGTTGCTCCCGCAAATAACGGTAGAACATTAACGGCACTTCCATTCGCACCATACACAGGAAGTGGGATTACTACTTATCAAAATGACCACGAAGGTTTGTTGCGTTCAATAAAGTTGGGTGGAGATTTCCAAGCTCGTTCGGCTGAAACAATTACATCAACCAACTATTTCATTCGTTTAAGAAATACTCAGTACAATTTTTCAAATAACCCAACATACTTCACTGGTTCAAACCCACAAAATGTATTAGAACCATTCCGTGTCAAACCAATTTCATACGTAACCACCATTGGTTTGTATAATGATTCAAACGAATTGTTGGCAGTAGCAAAACTCAGTAGACCAGTCCAAAAGAGTACCGATAAGGAAGCATTAGTTCGCGTTCGCTTAGATTACTAAGTCGTACAGGATGGATAACCCATGACCATACCTGTTACTGCGTATAAATCTCTATCACCGAACGAATATACAATAACTCCGTTTCGGACGTATGCTTCACATGTATACACATATGTGTCTGGGTCTACGAACAATTCTGTAGATGTTCAGGTTTCATTAGGTATTAAATTTGACACGGCATCCCAAGGATTGCGTGTAGAAGATGACAAGTATGAATTGTTTGATTCAATTGTACAAACATTCTACTCATCAATTCCATATGCATCGTATGGTATACAATCATCATCGTATCACCCAACAGGTTCTGTGTTTGTTATAAGTGCAACACAAGATATATTTGGTGAAGAAGTAAAACCAGGCACATTTACTGTACAAGTAGGTACATCATCTTCTATCGATGATGGATATGGTAACTTAATCGTATCAGAATCGGGTACAGGCTCTAAGATTGGTCGTATTTTCTACGACAAGGGCATCGCCATCATCAAACCAATATCAAGTATTGCTGGTGGCGGATTAACTAAAAATGGTATTTGTATTGTTAGTGGAACAAATGTTCAAGTGCAACTTACTTCGTCTGTCAAATTATTTGAACATAATATTCGGGTGAAACTAAACCCAACCGATTTCTTATATTCAGTATATAATCCGTCGGCAAACAAGAATATGTTTACGGGGTCATTTAGTACCCCACTAGAATTGATGACATCACAAAGTCTATATCCATATATTACGACAATCGGTTTATATAATCCAGATAACGAGTTAGTCGCAGTTGCAAAAGTATCAAATCCAATTCAACGAACCGATTATTCCGTTCAAACATTTGTTGTCAAATTTGACACCTGAGGATTCTTATGGCACTCAAAGATATTTATGATAACTGGGCGTTTAAACCACTAGCCGGAGTAGGCGCAGCGGGTAATCCACGCACTCAGTCAGAAGGTAAGTTTTCAGTAGATTTTTTACAAAACACTTATCAAAATGAAGTAGCAAATCGTACACCTGGTGATAAGGTGGTAACACAAGCAACCGCAGACAATGCAACTGTTGGAGAATTTAATACCGCCGCATTGGGGTATTATTCAACATTAGTTAATAGTCCGCTTAAAGCATATAAGTCCAGAGTTATTCACAAATATAACTCAGCCACAAACAAAACATTTTTGGATTCAACACAAATAAAGAATACTCCAGGTGCACTATACATTAGTCCCGAAGTATCCGCAGCAGAATAATTAAAATAAAGAGGTTATTATGAAGCCACGTTCGGCTAAAAACAAAGGTAAACGGTTACAAAATGCTATACGAGATATGATTTTGGAAAACTTCACACAGCTGGAACCAGATGATGTGGTTTCAACTTTGATGGGTGATAGTGGAACAGATATTAAGTTGTCACCTGCGGCGCGGAAGCTATTTCCTTACTCTCCAGAGTGCAAGAACCAAGAAAATCTAATCTCTCTTTTGTCGCAAATATTAGGTGATTTTAAACAGTTTGGAAATGGTGAGCACTATTTCCAATGTCCGTTTTGCCATAATCATAAGAGAAAGTTCGCTGTCAATTTATTAAAAAATGTTTTTCATTGTTGGCATTGTGGGGCTAAGGGTCGTTCTTTAATAACATTATTTAAGAGATTGGACGTATCCCCGTCCCAGATGAAGGAACTACGGTCACTATTGTCCGATGACCAAGTTCGCAATTACAAAGAAACAGAAGATGAAGTAACCGACCTACATCTTCCGCCGGGGTATAAACCACTCTGGATTCCAACCAAGAGTCTCCAGTATAAGCACGCTCTCCGATATTTAACGAAGAGAGGAATCACAGGATATGATATTATCCGTTATCAAATGGGGTATACGATTGATGGTCCTTATGCCAATCGGATTATTATTCCTTCATATGACCAGAATAACAAGCTAAACTATTTCATCGCCCGTAGTTTCTATGATGACGGAATGAAGTATAAGAATCCACCAGTTTCGAAGAATGTGGTGATGTTCGAGAACCAAATAAACTGGAAGATGCCTTTGGTATTGTGTGAAGGTGTGTTCGATGCTATCGCAATTCGTCGAAACGCCGTACCTCTTTTGGGTAAGTTCATACCCAAAAAGCTGTTGAAGGAAATGGTCAAGAACAAAGTGAAAGATGTGTATGTCGTATTGGATGATGATGCGCTAAATGACGCACGAGAAATAGAACAAACGCTGAATGCATATGAAATGAATGTCAAGTTAGTAAACCTTGACAAGAAAGACCCTTCGGAGTTAGGTTTCAAAGATACATGGGAATGTATTGAACGAGGAACCGCAACAACCTTTAAAGACTATATTGGTGGCAGGTTACAAAATCTATGAAAATTACTGTACCATTTACGAAGTTACGAACAATTGCACATTGTGCCGACATTCATATTCGACTCTTTAAGCGGCACGAAGAATATCGAGGAGCATTTACTACATTCTATGAGCAACTCCGTCAGACAGATTTGACCGATGGAGTGATTGTCGTTGCTGGTGACATCCTTCATGCCAAGACCGATATGAGTCCAGAAATGGTGGAACTTGCCTCAGAGTTCCTCCGTAATCTTGCGGATATCGCTCCTACCTTTGTCATCGCCGGCAACCACGACCTCAATCTCTCCAATATGAACCGATTGGACAGCTTGACACCGATTATTAAGAATCTCAATCACCAAAATCTTCATTACTTCAAGCACTCCGACATCTACCAAGTTGCTGACATAGATTTCGCAGTATTCTCTATATTAGATGACCGTGAACAATGGCCCGATGTTCAAAACTGTCGGAAGAACGCAAAGAAAATTGCATTGTACCACGGACCTGTTCACGGCGCACAAACCGATGTCAAGTATGTTATTACCAATCGTCATGTAGGTGTGGATACATTTGAAGGATATGATGTCGTGTTGCTTGGTGACATTCACAAGTATCAAGTTCTTCAAGAAAGTAATCCAGTTATCGTATACTCCTCGTCACTTATTCAACAGAATCACGGAGAGTCGGTTACTGGTCACGGTTGGTGCTTGTGGAATGTTGAAGATTGTACACATATATTCAAGGAACTTCCTAACGCATACGGTTATTACACATTGGAGTTGGTCGAAGGTAAGATTAACTTCCCAACTGATATGCCGAAGAATGTTCGACTTCGTTTGTTTACGGGGAATGCTGATACCTCACTCGTCAAGAAGACGACCGCCGCATTACGGAAACGGTATAATGTTATTGAGCTGAGTATCAACAAGAACCGATTCAATACATCCAGCCCGTCATATCGGAAGGGAACACATCTTACCACGGATGTTACGAATCTTAATACACAGAACTCTCTCATCCAAGATTGGATTGAGCGGAATCACGAAACGATTGACGATGAGTTGATGAAAAAGATTATTGCGGTCAACACGAAGTTGAATGCACAAGTCAACCACGATGACCATTCACGGAACATTCACTGGCGTCCGTTAAAGTTTACGTTCTCTAATATGTTCTCATATGGAGAGGGTAACGAAATCAATTTTGAACATATGCAAGGATTGCATGGTGTGTTTGCCCCAAACGCATCTGGAAAGAGTTCGTCGATGGACGCCCTCATCTTCTGCTTGTACGATAAGACCCCACGGGCATTCCGTGGTGACCATATTATGAACAATCGTAAGGACACATTTGAGTGTGAATTGAAGTTTGAAATTGACCAAGACATCTATTTCATTCGTAGAACTGGTACACGGAAAAAGACTGGCGATGTTAAGGTAGACGTATCATTCTGGAAGGAGAACGAAGATGGTACCCATACGTCATTAAACGGCGAAGACCGCCGGGACACTAACGCTAATATTCGTAACTATGTGGGTAGTTATGAAGATTTCGTACTGACTGCATTAAGTAGTCAAACGGCAAATGCACTCTTCATTGATAAGTCACATTCTGAACGAAAGGACTTACTTATTCAATTTATGGGATTGAATGTGTTTGATAAATTGTTTGATACAGCAAACGAAGAGTGTAAGGAAATCTCTGGTGCGTTAAAGAAGTTCAAGAAAGTTGACTTTGACCAAGTAATCGCAGATGCTCAGACAAAGTTGGAAGATAATAAGGTCAAGCATGAGAAGGTCGAAACTACGATTACCGACCTTAAAGAAGAACGAGATATGTTGGATGAGAAGCTGAGGGAATGGCAAAACCAAAAGCGTCCAGTACCAAACATTACACTAGATATGGACGTATTGATTTCTACTTTGGCTAAGTCTGTTGACCAAATCTTAGAATATTCTGAGGGCAAGGTAGATGCGGAAAAGAGACTGGAAGCTATCAACACTAGTATTAAGGAACGTACGCAAGCAATAGTTGATGCAAACATTCCAGAACTTCGTCAGTCGGTGGAAGAGTATAATAAACTTTCTGCCTTATTGAACAAGGGCAGTAGTGCGTTAAAGTTGACCACTTCGAAGGTTACTGAAAAAGAAAAGTTCAAGACCAAACTGGAAAGTTACAAGTATAATCCAGATTGTAACGTCTGCGTAGAAAACAATAAGTCAATTATTGAGGATATGGAGTCGGTCACTCACGAATTGGTTGATTTATATGAACTTCAATCCAAACAAGAAGATGCGGTCAACGAAATTAAGCAACAGATGGAACCGTTGGTTGATAAGGTCAACCTCTGTGCACATTATGAGAAGTTACAAAACGAAGTCCAACAGTTCCAAAAGAAGGCAGGTACGGTTGAGTTGGAAATCCAGAAGTTGATTACTAATATTGAAAAGTGTGACCGTCAGCGGGAACAGACAGAAAAAGATATTGAATTATTTAAGACAAACGAGGACAATATCAGACACAACAAAGAAATTGATATGCATATTGGTCACGTGGAATATGATATCAATGTAAGTAAGAAGGCGATGGACAAGTTGGAGAAGCAACTTCGTGAATTGCATGGAGAAATCAAGGTACTCGAAGCTACTAAGGCTGATGTTCTTAACCAAATTAAGGAAGCCGAAGAGCTTGAGGATACCTACGAGGCTTACAAGTATTATATGGAAGCCGTGGGTCGTGACGGGGTGCCATACGAACTGATGTCACGGGCAATCCCAGCAATCGAATCTGAAATAAATAATATTTTAACACAGATTGCAGAGTTTACCATTTCTCTTGAAGTGGACGGGAAGAACATTCTTGGGAAGCTGAATTACGACCACGAACGTATCTGGCCGTTGGAAAACTCGTCTGGTATGGAACGGTTTATTAGTAGTTTAGCTATCCGTGTGGCATTGTTGAACGCCTCAAATCTTCCAAAGTCCAACTTTATGATTATCGACGAAGGGTTGGGTACGTTGGATGCCGAAAACCTGACGGCTATGCACACAATGTTCAGTATCTTAAAGGGTCAATTCGATTTCTTAGTAGTTATCAGTCACTTGGACATCGCTCGGGATATGGTGGACAAGGTAATTGAAATCAAACGGGAAGACGGTTTCTCGTATATTAATGTCTAACTCAACTATTTATATTGAGTTAGGACTCTAAACGAGACTGTATGGCAAAGACAAAAAAGACTATACAATTAAAAAATTTAGCACAATATGATGTATTGATTGAAGATAGATCTGCGTCTTCTACATATTTTCAAGTAACGAATCTACCACCATCTTTTACTGGTGGTAGAAATTCGTTTTTACTGGCAGGGTCATCCGCATTAAAATCTGCGTCTAATATTCAAATAGAAATAATAGACGCAGATGGGATACCTATTTTCCAAAATCCAATACAAAAATATGTACAAGGAAATTCTAGATTAGTTTCCGTAGAAGTGACAGAAAACACAGCTGTTGGGTTTGCTACCATCGTTATATTGGGGCAGGCTACAGTATTACCGAATGGCCAACCAGTACCACCGGATTGGCAAAATTCATATAATGTTCGTTGGACTAAACAAATACTAGTAGAGCGAAACTTAAGAAATTCCTCTCCACTTATATTAAGAGACACACCAACAGTGTTTTCTGAAGAAAATAGATTATATAGTGTATTAACTTCTTCATTTGTAACCGCAAGTACACCGTTTACAGCAAGTTTGACTCCTACACTATATTCTGGGTTTCAAATTGGATATACAATTAAAGCAGAGTCACCAACGGTGTTTTCGGAGGATTACTTTGGTGGGTATATAACTGGCTCTATGATTATAGATGGAATAAGCGCCAGTCTGTATCTACCGATAACAGATGTACTGAATACAACTACAGCATTTAGCACTGGTGAATTAATTAAAACAACAGATGGTCGAATTGTAGATAAAATTTATTTACGGAGTGGTAGCTATACTACATCATTATTTGGGTCATCATCTGCAATAAAAACCACAGCTCAGTTAGTATATAATACATCAAGTATAAAGGATAATCATATTCCTGTGTCGTATGCAAAACTTCGTTTAGTAAATTTGAACACAGTAAGCGGTGAAATATTTAAATTCAAAGTGTACAGTAAAGTTTCTACTAATCTATCCGATTATAAATTAGTAGCGGAAGTACCGATAGCTACATCTGAATTATTGGTGACCAGTTCTATTCGTGGTAATTTACCAATAGGTGATTTATATGTAGTACCCACAGCATCAAATTGGTATTCTGATAGACTAGAAACTAGTTCAAATGCGATATATACAATATCAGGATCTGCTGCTTACTATAACCCAACAGTTACTAGTATAAATCCGCCAATTACAATGTCTATTACTGATGATGTATTATTGCGGTCACTTCGTTCAGTAATACCGACATTTAACAATACAAATTATGCAGGATATGTATCGGCAAGTGGATACTTTATAGGAAATAAAAAATCGGTACAACTATTCCCAACAACAGAATATACCTTGCAATTCGATGCGGTTTATAAAAAGACAGTTGGAGCGGTAAATTTAACTGGTGTGGACTCAAAGGTTGATATTTATCTTATAGGGGTAGAAGGCACTAAAGTTATTGACAACAATCCTTTAGGACAAAAAATCGGTACATTAACTTTACCGAGCGGAGCAGAAACTTATTGGTACCAAGACCAGCAACTTAACTTTACCCCACAATTAGCTGCGGCTGGAAATGTGGGTATACGATTCGTTGTAAGCAATGGATTCTGGTATTTTTCTGAAATATCATTAAAACCAGCATCGGATAGACTATTTGCACCAGATGAAGCACAAATTTTAGTACCAAACACAGAATATTATAATGAATTATTACAACATAAGATAGAATTTTTTGATATCAATAGTAATTCAACAGATATAGCTATAGAATCTATTCCTACCTTCTTTACTGGCTCGAATATTGATTTGGGTACAATACCATGAAACATTTGACTAACGAACAACTTAGTTTCTTATTGCAATTTCCAACTGGACACAGACTCCAAGTTGGAGCATTGAGCTATATTGAAAAACATAAAATTCAAGATGTTGATATTTTGTTTGAAGCAACCAAAGCTACACAAAATATTATTGATGTATTTAATAAGAAATTAGAAGTGTTGGACGAAAAGAAACGAAAGAAGTGTACCATATACCCAACTGATTCTGGAAATAAGATTCGTAAAAAGTGTAAACAAGCACACACCTGGGGTATTCATTACGCCCCTGTATGGAATCGATATGTTCAACCGGAACCAACCACACCAGACACGGGTACTGATGGTGGCGCGGATGTAGGTGGTGGAGAAACTGGTGGTGATGCTGGTGGTATAGCAGAACGAAAGGGAATCGCTGGGTCACGATTCACATTCCCAATGTCCATCGGTCCAGAAAATGATTATCAACAAAAACCACAAGACGAAGCAATGTCTAGTACGGAACGGATGCGGAAATTCAACAAGCGTCATCCTGAAAAAGTTCGTCAGTACTTGAAAAAGACCCAAGACGACCGTGTAGCTCGTAACCGTGACCGCCGTAAGGCAGTTGAAAAGCACGGTGAAGCTAAGATGAAAAACCACGATGTGCATCATCCAAATGGTGCAAAGAATGGTAATTGGAAGTTAGCAAAGAAAGACCACGGGCGAGATAAGAAGAACGAGAATATTGAATATGTGTATTTGTCTGAACTAGCCGAAGGGGTTGTGCCAAATGGTAGTTGGACTCTTATATACGAGGGTGGTGCCGCAGGACATATGGCACACCCATACGAAGATGATTCATTGTCTTTTACAGATGTAAAGGATATGGTTACCCGTGGACTCGTTGGTGATTTAGGTGCAGAAGAACCAGTGACAGAAAAACTTGACGGTCAAAATATTATGTTTACCGTTCGAGATGGTCGAGTATATTTCGCTCGTAATAAAGGACAAGTCAAAAACAAAGGTAAAAATGCGCTAGACACGGCTGGTATACGTCAGATGTTTGCTGGTCGTGGTGATATTGAAAAGGCGTTTACTGGTGCAGCAGAAGACTTACAAAATGCCATAGACGCACTTCCAGAAGAAGAACGTAATAAGATGTTCTCTGATGGTTCGAAGTTTATGAATGTCGAAATAGTATTTCCGGATACCAAGAACGTTATCCCATATGACAAATCTGTATTGGTGTTTCACGGAACCGTTGAATATGACGACGAAGGTAACGAAATCAAGCGGTCAGTCGAAGATGGTCGTGAATTATCTGACCAACTTACTAAGGTTAATGCGCAAAAGCAAAAAACGTTTGGTATCTCGGGTCCAAAGACTATTAGTTTTAGTGATGCACAAACTGTTGAAAATAAAAATGCATTAAAAAAGATTGGAGCACGTTTAACTCAACTTCAAAAAGAATATGGTTTAGATGACAAGTCTACCATTGAAGATTATAAGACAAAATGGTGGGAAGATAAGATTATTCAAATCTCACAAGAAACCGGACTCGAATTCACTAAACAAGAATTTGATGGTATGGTTCGTCGTTGGGCATTAGGCGATAAAAAGTTTAAGGTCGCTGATATTGAAGACCCAGAAAAGAAAAAATGGTTCCGTCAGTTTGAAGGAAGTGAACTAAAAGCAACACAACGTGAAGCAGTCCGTCCGCTGGAAAGTGTATTCTTACAAGTGGGTGCTATGTCACTTAAGCGGGTTACCGATTTCTTATCAGCAAATAACCCAGAACTTGCGAATAAGTTGAAAGCTGAAGTATTGGATACCATTAAACAAATTCAGCAAACGGGTGATACAAACAAATTAGCTGCGTTACAAATTCAATTAGAACGTTTACAAGATATTGGAATGGACAATATCGTTCCAACCGAAGGTATGGTCTTTATGTATAAGGGTAAGCCATACAAGTTCACTGGGACATTCGCTCCTGTCAACCAAATTTTGGGTACGTTAAAGTTTGATAAGGGTGAAGCAAAGTTAGTTGACGAACCAAAGGAAACTCCAAAAGAAGAACCAACTACAAAACCAGTACAAGGTGAACAACGTACCGTTGCTATCTTTACTGGACGTTTCCAACCATTCCATGCTGGTCACTATAGTATTTATAAGTCGATGGTAGATAAGTTTGGTAAGGAGAATGTATATATCGCATCAAGTGATAAGACAGAGGCTGGTAAGTCTCCGTTTAAATTTAGTGATAAAAAAGAAATAATGACACAGATGTTCGATATTCCAGAAGATATGGTAGTTCAAGTCAAGAATCCATATGCACCAAAAGAAATTTTGGAAAAGCTTCCACCAGAGACAGTATATGTAACTGCGGTCAGCCAAAAGGACTCAGAACGGTTGGGTGGTAAGTATTTCCAACCATATGATGAGAAGGGTCCAAAGAAAGGATTTGCCGACCAAGGATATTTTATGGTCGCTCCAGAATTGGAGGTTGATATTGATGGGAAGAATATAAGTGGTACACAACTTCGTGCAATCTTTGGTAACCCAAACATTACCGATGAAGTCAAGCAGGAAATCTTCGCAAAGGTGTATGGTAAATTCGACCAAGATATATTCAACAAAGTGGTCAAAACAACTACTAAGTCAGAAGAAGAATTAAAGATTACCAAGCAATTTGCAGAACCAGAAAAAGCAAAACAAAAACCAGAAGCTCCAATAGAAAAGAAACCACGAGTTAAAAAACCAGTGGATACCACTACAAGTGATGATGCATCACAATATCAGCCAGGCGAAACGTGGCAAACTGCTGGTGGGAACTTCGGTGGTAAAAATAAAAAGAATCAAATTAAGTATTTCGGGTCAGAAGAAAAAGCTAAGGCATTTGCAACCAAGTGAGGTTATATGTTTAAAAATGAAGAAGCATTAAATGATGTTCGTAAGAAAGTAGCAGAAAAGTTAAATAAAGACGAAACAGAGCTTCGTCGTCAAGGTAAGTGGAAAGATTTCGAACAAAAAATGATGCTACGCAATTATATCTCAGCGGCAAAAGACAGACTCCAAGAATTACAACATTACCTCGACAATCTCAGTAAACCAGAATATCTGCTAATGAATGAGCATGAAAAAACTGTATTGATGTTTGAAAAGTGGGATATTGATTTAGACACTGTAAGAAAAGATTTAACGGATGAAATTGAATTAATCAAAAAAAATTTGGCAGAAACCATAGAACAGTACGGTACTGGAGAAGATAATGAAACTTAAGCTGTTAGGATTATTACTAGCATTTGCAGGAGTTTTATATTGGCAAGACTCCACCAGCGATGACGCAATGGACAAGTACATTGAAGAGTACAAACAATTTCAAGCAAAAGCAGATTCGGTCACTGAATTGGCAGATAGTTTGAAAGTAGAGATTACTATCGCAGATAATGAATCTCGTGCCGCAGAAAGTCGTGCAAAAGTATTAGGTCTCGTCAAGTATTACCATTAAAAGACTCGATTATTGCAAAGCAAAAGGAAACCATTACTGCACAAGGTACACAAGTCACAGAACTTGAAAGTGCATTACAAAGTAAGGATACTGCATTAAAGTTAGCACTAATGCGCGGTGATAGTCTTCAAATGGTGGTCAACCTTATTCCACCTGCCCCAAAAAATCCTAACCGCATGTTTGGATTTAAGTTACCAAGTCGTAAGGCATCGTTTGCAGTTGGTTTAGCAATGGGACTTGGAGCGGGGATTCTTGTAATCAAGTAGAGGTTTTATGAACGCAACATCACAACAGTTACGTGACAAAATTAAAGAAGAGTTTAAGAAATGTGCAGTAGACCCGGCATACTTCTTATCACGGTATTCATACATTCAACACCCAATCCGTGGTCGGGTGTTGTTTGATTTATACCATTATCAGAAAGATGCACTGAAAGATTTTGAGAACTGTGATTATAATATCGTTCTGAAAGGTCGTCAGATTGGTATTTCCACATTAGTCGCGGGATACTCATTGTGGTTGATGCTATTTCACAAAGATAAAAACATTCTTGTTATCGCAACCAAGCAAGAAACTGCAAAGAACTTGGTGACAAAGGTTAAGTTCATGCATCAAAATCTTCCAGTATGGTTACGGGGTAACGTCATTACAGACAATAAGTTATCATTACAATTTGGTAACGGGTCACAGATTAAAGCAGTTGCCTCCAGTCCCGACGCCGGCCGTTCTGAAGCACTGTCTCTTCTCATTCTTGACGAAGCTGCATTTATTGACGCAGCAGATATTATTTGGACCGCAGCATCCAGTACATTGTCAACGGGTGGTAAAGCAATTCTATTGTCTACGCCAAACGGTGTTGGTAACTTCTTCCATAAAATGTGGCAACAAGCAGAGACAAATGCCAATAATTTTAATACTATCTTATTAGATTGGAAAGTTCACCCAGAACGTGACCAAGCATGGCGTGACCGCCAAACAGAACTGATGGGTGAACTACAAGCAATTCAAGAACATGATGCATCATTCATATTCTCCGGTAATACGGTTATCCCTGCAGAAATCATAGAGTTTTATAAATCGTCGTTTGTTCAAGAACCAATATCTAAAGAAGGATTTGATGGAAATCTTTGGATATGGGAATATCCTAGTCCGTCTAAAACTTATATTGTTTGCGCAGACGTTGCCCGCGGAGATGGTGAGGATTATTCAACTTTCCATGTAATTGATGTAGAAACCTCTACCCAAGTCGCAGAGTACAAGGGAAAAGTAGAAACTAAGCAGTTTGGAAATATGTTGGTGTCTATCGCAACACAGTATAATGACGCACTCCTTATCCCAGATAACAGTAGTATTGGATGGAACGCAATTCAGCAGATTATTGACCGTGGGTATCGTAATCTGTTCTATATGTCCAGAGACTTACAATATGTAGATGTTGAACATCAATTGAATAGAAAGTATTTGAAAGAAGATAAGATGAGTTCATTGGTGCCTGGGTTTATGATATCCCAAAGAACCAGGCCATTGATTATCGCCAGATTAAAAGAATATATGTTAGATAATTCATTTACTATTCGGTCAAGTCGAATGGTTGCAGAGTTGGAAACATTTATTTGGAAGAATGGCCGGCCAGAAGCATTGGGCGGGTATAATGACGACTTGGTATTAGCACTTTGTATAGGTCTGTGGGTACGAGACACCGCCTTAAGATTACGCCAAGAGGGCATAGAATTGACCAAATTAGCGTTAGATAACACAAAATATCAGATGGGAAGTATGGTATATACAGACAAGAATTTAACTCATAATCCATATGAGATGCAAATTGGTCAGGAAAAAGAGAATTTACGGTGGTTACTGTAAATACATTATACTTATATAGTAGTGTCTTTATATACTATTTTTGAGGCAAAGTATGAAAAAAGAAGAACTTAAACAAATGATTCGGGAAGAACTCAAATCAGTATTAAGTGAACAGGCCTATCAATGGTGGATGAAACCAGCTGAAGCAGAAACGCCGGACGCCCATTTAAATCCAAGTCAAGTTCACGAAGATGTCGAAGATTCTGTAAATGAAGATGAATACGATAAAAAGCGTGACCAACACCCATATTGGGGGCAAACTGGTCGTCCATATACCCCAAAATCATACGGTAAACCAAAAACTCCGGCAAAGAGTTTTCGCCAAGTATTTACAAGAGCTTTGGTTGCAACAAAAATCAAATATAAAGATGCTGAAGGAAAGGAACACGAAGCTACGGTGTCATCTTTATTGAAGTATCCAAAAGACCATCCTGGATATAAAGCAGCTGCCAGATTATATGCATCTAGTATGGCACGAGCACCAAAAGATGAAGGTGTATGTGAAGGAGAGGGGTGTTTAGACGAAAAGTCAGTTCCCCAACCATACAACCGTAAAAGTGCTCGTAAAATGAGTAGATCTCAAGTAGAACTTCGTAAAAAAATTGGTCAAGCTATGATGCGAGATGAAAAGAAGGTCAGTAAGTTCCGTAAAAAGTATGGTGACGAATGGAAAGACTATCTTTGGGCATCAGCATCAGCCGCAGCATTCAGACAAAGTGGTGGTAAAAGTGATGATAAGCGGAAAAAATAATGAAGTATTCATCATTTTTTAATTTTGAACAATACCACCATCCTCACAAAAGACACGACCCACCTGGGTCAGAAGATGCAGATGTGAATAATGATGGTAAAGTTGACAAAAATGACAAGTATATAATGGCAAAACGCCGGTTATACAGACAATATCAAGCAGCACAAAAAGATAAAAAAGCTACAGAATTTTCTACACCAAAGTTGGAGAACAACATGATTAGATTGTCAGCACTAGTGAATCTACAGGCATTAAAAGAAGAATCACACGAAGAACCAACACCAGCTCCAACTGTAGCTGTTGATAAAAAGTCACGGGTTGAAATGAAGCTTAAGAAGCTTAAAGAAATGCAAATGACCCCAGACCAAGAAAAGAAAGTTGATGAACTCTTGGCTCAATATGAAGAATTGTCTGCTAAACAAAAACAACTTGATGTAGACAAAGACGGCAAGATTGAAGGTGATGATTTAGCAAAACTTCGTGCAGGTAAAACTGACGAAAAGTTAGATGCTGTCGGTCAAGAAGATGGTGATGTTGATAATGACGGAGATAAAGACTCATCTGATAAGTACTTACAAGCTCGTCGGGATACTATTGGTAAGGCAATGAAGAGTGAAGGTAGTGGTGAAGACCACGAAGCATCTATGGCAAACTCTACTTTAGATTCAATTATCAAGCACGCAACCGAACTTAAGGGTAAGATTGGAATGGAAGAAAAGGACATTCCAGCATGGATTCAAGACCACATCGCAGTTGCTGAAAATAATCTTGACCAAGCAAATACCAGTTATCACGAATATGGCGATGAAGAAATGACTGATAAGCCAGTTGACCAAGATATGGCAGCTATGGCAGAATCAGTTAACGAAGGTGCTCCCGAAGGATGGGAAAAGACCGTTAAAGCAATGAAAAAACACAAGGAAATTGATAATCCTTGGGCACTTGCAAACTGGATGAAGAAGAAAGGATATAATCCAAAAAAAGAAGAAACCGAAGAAGCAGTAACTATAAAACCACAAGGTGGGTTAGCAGCTGCTATCTCGGCATATAAAAATACACCAACACATAGTTCAAAGCAACATGTACAAGTGATGCCAGCACACAAACCAGGTGACACTTGGAAGACTGACAGTGGTAAGACAGCAAAGAAAAATTCAGATGGAACTATTTCTTACACAGTAAATTAATATGGTAGCCAAATTTATTTCTCTTTTACTTTCTAGTAGACAACAAGCACACATCTTTCATCTTCAAACTTCTTCATATGCTGCACATAAGGCGTTACAAGAATATTATGAAGGAATCGTGGATTTAGTTGACGCTTATGTAGAAGCTTATCAAGGTCGATATGGTATTCTCAAAGGATATATGCCAACTAATACTATTTTAGAAGATGACTCAGTAGTTAGCTATTTTACAGGTCTTCAAAAGTTTGTAGACGAAACCCGTGGTCAACTTCCACAAGACGGTGAACTTAATAACACTGTTGATGAAATTGCCGCAGTAATATCTAGTACGATTTATAAACTCAAATTCCTCAAATAATATGAAATACAGAGATTTTTTTCCAGAAGGATATTCAGACGGTACTTCGTTTCCCCAAACCAAAGCAGATTTTGGTCAAGAAAAGCCAGAAGAAATGCCAGAAACCGACCCACAAGATTTAGCAGTTCGGTCGGCTCGTATCAGTGATATTCTCGAACGAAATACCCCAACCAGTCCAGAAAAGTGGGCGAAGGCAAAGGCAGCAGCACGTTCGAAGTTCAAGGTTTATCCATCTGCTTACGCCAATCTCTGGGCAGCAAAGAAATATAAGAGTATGGGCGGTGGTTGGAAGAAGGGAAAGTAATGATTAAGTTAATGGACCTTATACCAGAAGAATGGACAAAAAAGTATAAGAAATCCATTAATTGTAGTAATCCCAAAGGCTTTAGTCAAAAAGCCCATTGCGCTGGTCGCAGAAAGCGGAAGCGTGGTGGTACAACTAAATCAAAACCAGTATGACACAATTCGCTGATATATTAGTTGAAGTATCAATCGACCTTGACGAAAAGTACAAGACTAAAGGTAGTCTTGGTAAGTGGCTTCGTCAAAAGTGGGTTGATATTTCTCGTAAAGATAAAGACGGTAAGCATCCACCGTGTGGAGCTTCCGCTGGTAAAAAGGAACGAAAGGGCGGGTCATCAAAGTATCCAAAGTGTCGTCCAGCTCGTTCCGCAGCAGCAATGAGCAAAGGTGAAAAGCGGTCAGCAGTAGTTCGTAAGAGAAAAGCAGGTAATCCAGGTGGAAAACCAACAATGGTGTCCACATTCAAGAAGGAAGAAGAATAATGGAAAACTTAACTGAAGCTTGTTGGGAAGGATATAAGCAAGTAGGGATGAAAGACAAAAGTGGTAAAATGGTCCCAAATTGCGTTCCTATCAACGAAGAAGATATCATTGAAGAATATTGTCCACGTTGTTTGGCAACTGAAATAGTACGGGCAGCAACTCAACCATTAGAAGAAGCCGAATATCACGGTCGTAAAGTTTCTCTTGGAAAACCAATGCGTGGGGACGTAAAAAAGTTCAAGGTGTTTGTCAAAGACCCAAGTACCGGAAACGTCAAGAAGGTTAACTTCGGTGACAAGACGATGCGAATCAAGAAGTCCAATCCCGCTCGCCGTAAGTCATTTAGAGCAAGACACAACTGCGATACCCCAGGCCCACGGACAAAGGCAAGATACTGGTCGTGTCGGAAGTGGTAATATGAAAGTCTCCAGAAAGATATCTGACGCTATATTAAAGAAAATGAAGTATACATTCAATCCAGAAGAATTTCATATGGGAATGAATGTAGAGATGGAACATCAAGATGTGACTAATGGAAATGTGGTCAAAACAGCAAAAATAGCTTACTTAAGAAGTATGTGGAGAAATAAAATGGCATTATTAAAAGATTTACTCAGCGAAGTTACCAGTCAAGTTCCACGTAGAGTTCAATTGATGCGTGTAGAAGCGGTATTAGAAAACATCGCACCACAACTTAAGGAAGCTGACCAAAAGAAGCTTGCAGAAGTGTATATTGAATTAAAGCAATTAGCAGAAATGCTAAACGAAACTCCATATACTATCTTTAACGCAAACCAATGGGGTTTACTGGAAATGGTATTAAAGGGTAAAGTAGCGGAATTCAAGTTACTCGCAGAAGATATTGCAGAAGATAATAAAGATGTCGATGTCTGGCCATTGGCAACAGCACTCGACACCGTTCTCATTTAAGTGAGGGGTTATGGCAGATACTAGTATTTACGGCCGCCTACGGAAACTGTTCGCAACAAATACAGTTGTCCGAAATGTAGGTGGAAAGAAGTTAAAAGTCGCTGATACCGACAATATCCAGTCGTTTATTAATAGACGGGGCATTGACCGATATCATCGAGTTTATTCGTCTATGACAGGTGGATATGGTGCTTCGGGTGGTCGTTATGAATCCGCAGCAGCATTCCAAGGGTCACGTTTACAATTGTTCCGTGATTATGATATGATGGATAATGACCCAATCATTTCATCAGTAATGGACATCTACGCTGACGAATCAACCGTAAAGGACGAATTCGGTCAAGTACTTAGTATCCGCTCAAAAAATCAACAAATCCAAGATATTCTCCATAACTTATTCTATGACGTATTGAACGTTGAGTTCAATCTCTGGCCTTGGGTCAGAAATATGGCTAAGTATGGGGACTTTTTCTTATTCCTAGATATTGATGAAAAGTATGGTGTCGTAAACGTCATTCCTCTTTCTGTGTACGAAACCATCCGTATTGAAGGCCAAGACCCAGGCAATCCATTCTCTGTTAAGTTCAAAGTAGAAAATGATTTCTTGGCACTTGGTAAAAAAGAATTTGACAATTACGAAGTTGCACATTTCCGACTACTTTCAGATACTAACTTCCTTCCATATGGTAAGGCAATGGTTGAAGGTGGTCGTCGTGTGTGGAAGCAATTGCAATTGATGGAAGATGCGATGTTGATTCATCGTATCATGCGTGCACCAGATAAGCGTAAGGTGTTGGTTGATGTTGGAAACATTCCACCAGCAGAAATCGATACACATATGCAACGTATCATCGACCGTATGAAGAAGGTACCACTCGTTGACCCAAAGACTGGTGATTACAATCTTCGTTACAATATGATGAACATTACAGAAGATTTCTATCTTCCTGTTCGTGGTAAGGATTCTGGTACAGATATTACGAATCTTCCAGGCCTTCAATTCAATGCTATCGAAGATATTGAATACCTTCGTAACAAGTTAATGGCAGCATTCAAGGTACCAAAGTCATTCCTTGGATACGAAGAAGATAATAGTGGTAAAGCATCATTGGCAGCACAAGACGTTCGTTTCGCACGAACCATTGAACGTATTCAACGCATTATGGTGTCAGAACTTACCAAAATTGCAATCATTCACTTATACGTTCAAGGATTCACCGACGAAGACCTTATCGACTTTGAATTAGAAATGACTTCACCATCGGTCATTTACGAACAAGAAAAGTTGAATCTTTGGAAGGAAAAGGTTGGATTGGCTAAGGATATTGCAGATAGTAAGTTCTTATCACGTGACTGGATTTACCATAACATTCTTCAAATTGCAGAAGATGATGCACGGTCAGAACAAGAAAAGATAGTGAAGGATGTGGAATGGGTTGGTAAGGCAGAAGCAGTACAACAACAAGCCGCACAACCACAACAACCGCCAATGGGCCCAGAGGGACAACCTGCTGAACCAGAAGCTGGAGAAGAACAGCCAGCGGAAGAACCAGAAAAATTAGATACCGTAGACGCGGTGTTAGCCTCATTAGAAGACATGCCAGAAGAAGAGGAAGTTGTAGATGATACAGAATTGGAAGAAGCCAAAATGGGTCGTCCTAAGACTGGTATGCAATTTGGCCAAGATAGTCACCCACGCGGTCGCGACCCATTAGGTCATAAAGAAAATCTTGGCGCACTAAGAGTAGGGCAACAACGTAAACCATCTAGAAAATCCCCACTTTCGTTAGAAAATCACGAAGTTTCTAACTTAATTAAACAATTAAACGCCCATAAAATCGCACCAGAAACCTCTAGTATCTTAAACGAAGAAAATATCTTAGACATAGAAAACTAACGAAGTGGGAATTATCATACTATTTAATATATGATAAGGTATTTATTCACTTATGGCGGATTATTTTTATGAAATCAAGTATTAAGCATAATAAGTTGAGAAACACCGGCATCCTCTTTGAATTGTTAGTCCGTCAAATCACATCTGATGTGATGGAAAACAAGAAAGATGGGGCAGCTGTTAAGTTAATGCGTGAATTCTTTAATTCCAAAAAGGAATTGGGGAAGGAACTTATGTTATACCGTGCATTTTTCAATGTTCAGAATCTATCTGAGCAAAAGGCATTCCAATTGTTGAAGTTGGTTACCGAACAACGGAAGAATCTCGACCAACATGCATTAGACACTCAAAAATACCTTTTAATTAAAGAAATTAAAAAGAACTTTGACTTGAAGGAATTCTTTGCAGCACGTATTCCATCGTATAAGATTTACGCATCAATCTACAAGAGTTTTGATGCAGCAACTAACGGAATCAGTGATACGACTACAATTGAAGAGTTGGCAAACAGTCAATTCACTATCGTAGAACATCTTTCTGGTAAGATTCTTACAAAAGAAATTAAAGAACATAATGAATTGGCATCTATCGTTCGTAGTCAAGATGATGATATCCGTTTCCTTTCTTATAAGATTTTAGTTGAACGTTTTAATGAAAAGTATAAGGGATTAGACGAAGCACAAAAGAAATTATTACAAGAATATATCTATAACATTTCTAATACATCTAAACTAAAGACATATACCCAAGGTGAAAGTCGTAGATTAGCAAAGGAAATCGCACAATACAGTAAGAAAGTATCGGACAAAGTTGTTCGCATTAAGTTATCGGAAGTTGTATCCCAACTTCAAAAGGTACAAATTGCTGTTGTGATTAAGGAAAATCACATGACTGCGATGTTGATTGGATATGAAATTCTTAAGGAGCTTAAGTCATTATGACAAACGAAGAAAAACTCCGCACTATCATCCGTAAAATGTTACAAGAAGAACTAGACGAAATGACAACCACAGCAAATGTTGCTGGGTATAATATTCCTATGGCATTTCAAGGAAATAATCCTAAGAATAAGGCACGTAAGAAGGGTATTGCAACACAATTAGGAATGCAATTAACTCCTAAAGGTGAAAAAGATTTAAACCGACCAGCAGATAAACTAGAAACCCTTGCAGAAGCAAAGGTAAGATATCACGAATATAAGAAAGATGAAAGTGCAACTCCAACACAAAAGATTGCCAAGGCCATTTCAGAAGTCAATCGTAGTCTTGAAGAAATGGAAAGAGTGTTAAAGATGAATACTCGTTTACAAAAGGAATCTGGAATTGCTAGTGAAGCACTTTATCGCCGTACTCAACAAGGACTTTTAAAACTAGAAGCACGGTTACTTCACCTCGCCGGTAAAGTACGGGACATCAGAGGAAAGTAATATGAAGAACTTATTAGTTGAATATAATGTCATTGAATATGGAAAGGATTTATTAGCTGAAGTATTACAACGTGAAGCTGGATTGTATAAAGAAAACTTTGTAGTCCAACGCCGTGCACTTGGGGAATTAGACCATCCAGAAAGTCCAGTAGTTAATCTTAAAAATGTATGCTGCAATGTGACTGAACTATGGTTTGAAGGCCAAGATGTTCGTGGAAATATTGAAATTCTTTCCACTCCATCAGGTAACATTGTCCGTGAACTCATCAAGAATAACATTCGTCTTGGTGTATCTTCTCGCGGAATGGGTTCAGTAAGTCCAATCGGTGAAAATACCGTAGAAGTTGGTGATGACTTCGCACTTATCTGTTTTGATATCGTCAGTAACCCAAGTACCCACGGTGCATTCATCAACGAAAGTAAGAAGGCACAAATCGTTACTCAATACTCACGTATCGACTCTCTTGTATACGATTTCCTCAGTGAAGTAAAATGAAACTAGCGAAGGAATTTGTTAAGTTTACCATTAAAGAATTGGGATTAAAATCATTACCTAAGAGCATTAAGTTCGAAGGTGATGATTATTCTGCGCAACATTTAACATTTGGAACTTACAATCCTTCTACTGATGAAATCGTTGTAGTCAAGGGGCAACGTCATCCTATCGATGTATTACGTACGTTAGCTCACGAATTGGTGCATCACAAACAACGTGAAGATGGACAAGAATTGAATGGCGAAGATGGGTCAAATACAGAAAACGAAGCAAATGCAAAAGCTGGTAAGATTCAATCTATCCTAAGTGCAGCAAAAACTGGTAAACCAGCAAAGATTGATGAAACCTACGTAGACCAATATACTGCCAAGTTATTAATTACAGTGGCACACAATCTATCCCCAAAGAATAGAACAGAGTTTTACAACGAATCCATCGATAAGATGGTAGAATTAGCATATAAATTAGTTACTCGGTAACCCGGAGGTAGTATGTACGTTGAAGTAAAAGGTGATAAACAATCTGATTTAGAACGAGCACTCCAACAGTTCGTTAAGCAAGTCAAAAAAGCAGAATTGATGGAAGATTTAAAGAAGAAAGAATTCTATTTGAAGAAGTCCAAGAGACTCCAAAAGAAGAGCCAAGACGCCCTCCGCAGAAGAAAGCGTGAAGAGAGTAAGGCGCAGAAGAAGAACAATAATACATTTTAACTAAAAATTGATGTTTTACAAAAAACAGTAATATATATTTAATAGTACACCTCATTTGGGGTGTGATTTTGTTGTATATAATCTGTTAATGACTCATAATAGTCATTTTAATTCTCATAGGAGAGAAACTTTATGGCAGAGTTCGAATTTACGAACAAGCTTTTAAAGGAAGCAATCGCAGATGCAGAAGCAGTTCGTCAAACTGCTATTGAAAACGCAAAGCTTTCATTAGAAGAAACGTTCACACCCCAAATCAAGTCTATGTTATCACGTAGACTCCGTGCAGAAGCAGAAGGCATGGAACACGATGCAGAAGAAAAGGATGTAGAAACAAAGGAAGCACCAGAAGCAGAAAAGGAAGCACCAAAGGCAGCTCCAGTTGCTTCAGCAGAACCAAAGATGGAAACCGCAAAGGAACTTCCATTCCAAGACGGTGAAGCAGAAGGTTCATCAGAAATGCCAGCAGACTCATCAGACATCGGTGCAGGTGACAATAAGGAACCATCCGATGCATCATTCGATTCAGCAGATGACGACATGAGTGGTGAAGATGCAGGTGAAAGTGATACCGATTGGTATGACGATTGGTCAGATGCAGATTTCGACCTTGACGAAGTAATCAAGGAACTTGAAGCAGACCTCAAGGAAGTCTCACATGACGAAGAAGAAAAGGAAGAAATGAAGGAAGAAGTAGAAGGCGAAGAACACGAAGAAGAAAAGGAAGACGAGAAGGAAGAAGAAATGGCAGATGAAGCATACCCAGCAGAAAATCCAGAAGCTGGTGTTGCAAAGCCAGAAATTCCAGCTAAGTCTTCAGATATCGGAACAGAAGCTGCACACACCGCAGCAGATGTAAATACTTTCGTAACTGAACCATCAGATGTAAATAAGATGGAAGGTGAAGAAATGGGAATGGAAAAAGGTCACGAAGAAGAAGGCGAAGAAGAACTTGATTTAGAAGCAATTCTCGCAGAATTGGAAGCCGAAGATGAAAAGCATAAGGCATCATCCGAAAAAATGGCAACCCTAGAGAAAGAACTTGCAGAATATCGTCAGGCTGTAAAGCTCCTACGAGGCAAGCTACACGAAGTCAATCTTCTCAATGCAAAGCTCTTGTACACCAATAAGATTTTCCGTAAGGAAGGTTTGACTACTGAACAAAAGGTAATGGTCGTAGAAAACTTCGATCGTGCAACCACTGTTCGTGAAATCAAGATGGTATACACAGTTTTGGTAGAAACATTAACTTCCGCAGCAAAGGTAGTAAAGGCAACAAAGGCACCAAGTAAGGTGGTAGCAGAAGGGTTCGCAAGTAAGGCAACCCCAAGTACCGCTCCAAAGACTGAAGCACCAGCAGTTATCGCAGAAAACTCTGTTGCTAAGCGTTTACAACAACTCGCAGGAATTATCTAACCTCATAGGAGATTAAGCATGTCAGACGTAAATTCATTAATCAACGAAGCCGGCTCAGCACACAAGGTTATCGTTGAACAATCCCGCCAATTGGCAGGAAAGTGGGAAAAGTCAGGCCTTCTTGAAGGCATGAAGGGAGCAGAGAAGCAAGGTATGGCAGTAATGCTTGAAAACCAAGCTTCACAACTTCTCCAAGAAAACTCATACACCAACCTCGCAGGCACCGCAGGTGAACAATGGGCAGGTGTAGCACTTCCATTAGTTCGTAAGGTCTTCGGTTCAATCGCAGCTAAGAACTTCGTATCAGTCCAACCAATGAACCTTCCTTCAGGACTTGTGTTCTACATGGACTTCAAGTACGGCACAACTGTAAACGGAAAGACCTCAGGAACCTCACTCTATGGTAACGCACTTGGTTCACCATTTGGTGGCTTCGGTAACTCAGATGAAGGCGGCTTATACGGTGCAGGTCAATTTGCTTACACAGTAAATGATGCATCTTTGACCGGATTAACTACAGCTCCAGCATCTGCATCAGCATTATCAGACATCAACTTCAACTCAGATTACTCTGCTTCATTAGCAGCAGGTAACCTCTCGAAGTACTCAATCGCAACCAGTTCATTAACTGGTCTTGACAAGCTCGCAGTCCGCTCATTCATCCCATCAGGATCAGTAGTTGACTTCGCAGCATTAGTACTTCCAGAATTCACCAAGATTGTTGGTGCAAACGTAGTGTTTATCGTTAACACCAACGTAGCAGCAGGCAAGACCATCAACTCAGTTGCATACAGTAAGCAACCAACCGATTCAACCCGTGGTGATTTCGAAGATACAACTGGTGCAGATTTGAACATCCCACAAATCGACTTAGAACTTAAGTCAGAAACAATCGTAGCAAAGACCCGTAAGTTGAAGGCAGTCTGGTCACCAGAACTTGCACAAGACTTGAACGCTTACCACAGTGTTGATGCAGAAGCTGAATTAACAGCAATGTTAAGTGATTACATCTCAACCGAAATCGACCTCGAAATCCTTGATATGTTAATCGCAGCTGTTCCAACTCAAACCACTGAATACTGGTCAGCTGAAATCGGTCGTGTGTACAACTCATCTTCTGGTGCATTCGCAGCATCATCATATACTGGTACTGCATGGACCAACATGACCTGGTTCCAAACTCTCGGTCAAAAGATGCAAAAGGTAAGTAACAAGATTCATCAACTCACCATGCGTGGTGGTGCAAACTTCGCAGTATGTTCACCAACCGTCGCAACAATCCTTGAAACCATCCCAGGCTTCATGGCAAACACAGATGGT